AAGAACGCCGCCATCCGGAGCCTGAAGGAGAACGTGCCCTACACGATGTGGGCGAAAGACCCGGCAACCGGGCTGAGACTGACCCCCGGCGACGTCTGCGACTACGAGTTCATCAAGAAGGACATCCTCCAATTCTGCAAGGAGCGGACGGTCAGGCATATCGCCGCCGACCCCCACAACAGCCACTACCTCGTGCAACAACTTCAGGCCGAGGGGCTCGATGTGAGAGGATTCTCACAGTCTTTTTCGGCGATGAACGCGCCGACGAAGAATTTGGACACCACGATCGCGCAGGCCCGCCTGCGGACCGGGGACAATCCAATCCTGAACTGGATGGCTGGGAATGCGGTAACGAGAGAAAACGCCGAGGGCTACATCAAGATTGCGAAGCCCAGCCCCATGTCCCCTCAGAGAGTCGACGGAATCGTGGCACTGATCATGGCCCTCGCACTGGCAAACGACGCCGAGAACTCTCCAGCCGCCGCTGAACCGGAGATCATCGTCCTATGAGCGCCGAGGAGAGGGTCATGTCGGACATTGTCTGGACACCAGAACGCGGCCTCACCGAGACTCCGGAAGTTCGGGGGATCTCGTGGAACAACTTCCTCCTCTCCGACGAGTCATACGCGGGCCGGTGGCGGACGAGTGCCGAGGTCCGGATCACGCCTGACACGGCCCTCCAGAGCACGGTCTTCCTCGCATGCTGCCGCATCCTCGCCGAGACGGTCGCCACGCTCCCGATCCATATCTACCGACGCCTCCCCGACGGCGGCAAGGAGATCGCGAGCGACATCCCGCTCTACAAGGTGCTGTCGTTCGCTCCGAACTCGTGGCAGACGAAGTACGAGTTCTTCGAGCAACTCGTGATGACGCTGTGCTGCTGGGGGAACTCGTACACGCAGATCAACTCTGGCCGGTACGGCAGCGTCAGCGAACTGATCAACCTGCACCCGAGTCGGATGGACGTCGAGCGTCTGGAGAACGGGCGTCTCCGCTACTCGTACACGAACCCCGAGACCGGTCGTCTGGAGCGGTACACGCAAGACCAGATCATGCACGTCCGCTGGACGCCGGAGCCGGATGGCATCAAGGGTATGGTGCCCGTCGAGGTCGCTCGCGAGGCGATTGCACTGGCGCGGGCGTGCGAGATCCACGCGGCGAAGTTCTGGGCCAACAGTGCGAGGCCCGGGATCGTCCTCCAGACGGACGGCTCTCTGTCGGCAGAGGCGGCAGAGCGACTCCGCGACAATTGGGAGAGATTGCATCGCGGCGTCGACAAGGCGTACAAGACCGCGATCCTCACCAACGGACTGAAAGCCGAGAGCATCGGCTTCACGGCGGAGCAGTCGCAGTTCGAGTCCACGAGACGCTTCCAGTCCGAGGAGATCGCACGCGTCTTCCGGCTGCCCATGTCGCTCATTCAGGGGCAGCAGTCTGGCAACCTTGAGACGTCCGGCCGCGAGTTTGTGACCTACACGCTCATGCCGTGGCTCAAGAGGATCGAGTCGAGCATCAGCCGCTCGCTGATCTACAACGACGACGTCTTCTTCGCCGAGTTCGACGCCCGTGCCCTGATGCGTGGCGACAGCAACAGCCGCGCCTCGTACTACTCGACGATGACGGGCCTCGGAATTTTTTCGATTAATGACTGCCGCAGGCTGGAGAACATGCCCCCGCTTGAGCATGGTGACAAGCACTTCGTCGCCATGAACATGCAGACGCTCGAAGATGCGGTGAAGCCGAAGCCGGATCCGACGGCGGCAATGATGGGCGGGCCCCCTGCCCCAGCCCAAGGCGGCGTCCCGAGTCTGCCCGAGGTTAAGAAGGGCGAGGCTCCCCGCGAGGCCGAGAAGGGTCAGGTCAGCGAGAAGAAGCCCGAGGCCCTGAAGGAGGGCGACCTCGTCACGTGGGGCGAAGGAAAGGTCGGCGAAGTGCAGCACGTGATGACGAGCGGCACTCTCGACCTGAAGAGCGGCGAGAAGGTTGAGGTCGAGCCGGGGGCTCCTGTGGCCCTTGTTCACGACGCGAGCGGAGCCGAGCACGCTGTCGCGGTGGCGAAACTCAAGAAAGAAAGCCGCGCCTTCTGCCCGACCGGAGACGGCGGAGGCGTCGACAACTCGTGCGGGTCCAAGGAGTCTGCCCCGGAGCGAGATAGGAGAATCCGAGATGAAGTGAAGTCTCTGCCGGAATCGATCAGCGCGATAAGTGCGAAAGAACTTGGGCTCGCGAACTACTCCCAATTCGTTTCGATCGGAGACTCGAAGAACTCTGACAACCTCCAGATCAAAAGCGACGATGAACTGCGTGATGCACTCAAGGGAATGACTGGGCCGAAGGGAAGTCAGGTTCCGCAGTCCGAACTGGTTGGCGCCCATCGAGACCTAAAAGACGGACACCCCGTTGACCTTCGCATCGACATCAATGCGTTCGACAACTTTGGGACGTATGCCGTAACGGTTCACGAACACGCTGGCGGGAAGGGAGTTGGAAAGCCGATTGGATTCGACTCGATCGTGCGGCTTGCTGGCGATGTTCGCTTCTCGTCCGACGAGAAGGTTGCAACCCAGATCGCGATGGGCAAGGGCAAGACACCGATTGCTACAGTCAAAGGAAAGTTTGAAGCAAACCGCGACGTCCCCGGCGACATCGACTCATGGATTCCTGTTGGCTTTAATCCGAAGAAGGCTGCGTACTTCTACGACAAGCGAACCGGACAGGAGGTCACCGGCGGGGTCGACGCCGTCAGTGTCGGGAACTCTGTCTTCGTCCGCGTCGCCACGTATGGAAAGCGGAAGGCTCAGAAGCACTATCGCAACGCCTCCTTCTGGGGCCTCGAATCGCGAGCCGACGACTGCGGCAGAGCGGACGGCGGGAAGTTCGGCCCGAAGAACACATGCGCCGCCGACGATGGCGGGGCGACCGGTGATTCCAAGCCGCCAGAAAAACTGACGCCCGACAGCATTCCGAAGGTGTCCTTCTCGAAAACGGACGATGCCGAGACTTTTTTGGCTGCCAGAAACGAGTCGACCAGACCCGAAAACTTCTCCGACATTGATCCCGAGAGGCTGGCGAGAGCGGACAAGTTTATGTCCGAGGACGGCAAGGCCGGGTGTCTTGTCGACGAAGACGGAGACTTGGGGAACGTCTTCAACAACGGCGGCACAAAAGGCGCTGGAATGGCCGCAGTCTTGACCGCCATCGAGAGTGGCGCCCAGACACTTGATTGCTACGACGGTTTCCTCCCGGCGAGGTATGCACAGGTCGGGTTCGTCGCGACGGCGAAAATCAAGTGGAACGACGAGTACGCGCCGCCGAACTGGGACTATACTACGAGAGGCAGACCTGACGTCATCATCATGTCGTATCAGGGAGGCCCGCGAGAAACGATCCGCCAGAGGGTTGGGTCGTTCTCGATGTACGAGCCACTTCCGGACGACAGGTATGCCGATGACTTCGACGCAGCAAAAAGAACTGCAAGACTTTCGAGCCACCCTCAGCAGCGATCTGCTGACGTACTTCGACAAGATGATCGAGAGGGAGGGGGAGGAAGCGGTGTACTCGAAACTCGGTCACCTGAAGGCTCAGGCCGAGTACATCGAGAGCCTGTAGGCGAACTGATCGCCGAGACGCTCTCGCAGTCCGGCTCTCTTCCGAAGATCGAGGTCCGCGACATCGGCAAGGCGATTGCCTTCTACTCGTCCGAGGGCGACACGATCTACGTGTCTCCTGACGCCGACCGGCTCGACGACAATGGATGGGTGTCCCAGCCGAACCCGGTGCTGCACGAACTTGCTCACCGGCACCATCTCCTCGCAGACGCCATCTCGTACCTCGCGCCAAGATCGTTCACGGCCGAGGAGAGGAGCCTCATCGAGTCCGGCGTGTCCCGGTATGCCGCGACCAACTCGAAGGAGTTCGTGGCTGAGGTATTGTCTGGATACTGGGCGGGCCGCGAGTTCGCTCCCGAGATCGTGGCCCTTGTTGCTTCCGTGACCAACGGGAAGGTGACGCTGTGATTTTCCGAGAGGAAGACTTCTCTGAGGAGGAGTTCCGGAGCGTCGCCCTGCTCGTCGAGCGAAGGGCCGGAGACAACTGCGGTCGCGACGAGGATGGCAAGTTCGCTCCGAAGAACGATTGCCAAGAGGGCGACGGTGGGACAGCGCAGAAGGCTCCCAAGCAGAAGAAGTCCAAGGAAGATGCTCCAACCGTCTCCCGGCCACCAGCCGGAGAGCGTGTTTCTTCACTCACCACGCGTTCTCTTTTCGATGGCTCTGAAAAACTTGAACTGCCAAAGGAGCGCGGCGCCGTCAAGGAAGAGACAATTGCCAGAGCGTTGACGCAGAGGGCAATCACCGCCCACGGCGGCACCCCGATCGACGTCGACAAGCCGATGGACGAGACGGACGTCGATGTTCTCTCGGATGCGCTCGCCGACGACATTCAAGGGGCGTACGAGAGGTCTGGCCGACACGCGGGCTGGTACTCGCAGGACGTCGGCGACGCGATGGATATTGCGTCACGCCTCCCGGGCAACGAGCAGATTGCGAACGACCCGATTCATAAGTTCGTTTTTGGTTTCGGGATGGGAATCCTGTCTGCGCAAAACGGCGTCGAGGACAACGCCACTTTCGCGGACGGCTTCTACAGAAACTGGCGAGAGACAGGGAGCCTTGTCGTTCCAGACGAATACAGACACGTCTTGGGTCGCGGCATCGACACGAGCCACTTCCGCACGATGCAGGAACTCGTCGACCGCAATGGGTGGGATGAGGTCATTCGGTACTTCTCCTCATCGGACACGGTGAACGGTATCGCAGCGGACGGCAAAGTGATGCTCCCCGGGTTCGGTGGATTCAAGGTTGCGAAGGAGAGGGTCGACACGGTCGTGCCTCGTTTCGCAATTTTTGGCCCGAAGATCGGCCCCTTCACGCACGCCATCGTCAACGGTGACTACGACCACCTTGTCATGGACAGGTGGACGATGCGGCAGGCTGGCGCACTGACAGGGACTCTGCTGAAGGAGACTGACCCAGACAAGGTCCGTGGTCACGCCGAGAGATTGCTATCGGCGTCTTCTGGAAACAGGTCCGGCAACTCTCTTTGGTACGGGCTCCCGAAGGCAGAAGTCGTGTCCAGCCTCAAGCGAACTCTGAAGTCTGGCCGCTTTGACGAACAAGATGTCGGGTGGGAGTTCGTGAGACGCGTTCAGTCTGCGTACGCGAATAGCGTAAATTCAGAGACAGGCGGCGGCTTCGGAGACAAGACAGAACTCAACCTCGCTGCGAACAACGCATTCAAGAGTAAGGTCGAGATGCAGTTGGCTCCCGGAAACGGGACTGTCGCAAACAACGTGCGGCAGGTGTTCGCGGAGGCGACCAGAAAAACTGGCGCGAACAATGTTCTGGAAGTTCAGGCTCTCGGATGGGTCGACACCCAGAACCTGTGGCAGACGCTTGGCTATCGCCTCAAGAAAGACCCGAACGAAAATACGTTCTCGTCGGCGTTTGCCGCTCTTCGCGACGGGAGACGAGAGCGGATCACAAGTCTCAAGGAAGAAGCAGAGAAGAAGAGACGCGGGAGGGAGGAGCGTGCTGCTGTTCCGCCCCCGCCATCCTCTGCGGACACCACACCGATCGACGTATTCGGAGGTGAGTACCAGTCGCTCTTCGACGAGGCAGTTGCGTCACGCGAGTATCAGGAGTACCTCGTCAGCGAGATTACCGCTCAAATCCGTCGGTCGCAAAACAAGGAGTCCCGCTCCGCCGACTGCGGCAGAGACGAGAGCGGCAAGTTCGGAGACAACAACAAGTGCCAGAAGGACGGCACCGGCGTTGCCGACGACCCGATCCGCTCAGGCGGCGACGGCAACAAGGACTGGACTCGCGACGAACTCGCGAGCAGCCCGCCGTTCAGCGGCGCCGACCGACTCTCGTCACTGACGGTCGCCGCAGGCAATCAGGTCGCCAACAGACTCGAAGGCCTCGGCGTCGGCATGGACGAGGCGGCGAAGATCGTCGGCTCCGCGAAGGAAGGCGACTCGGTCTACGTACGACCTGCGGTCGAGTTCGCCGCCGACGGCGAGGACGGCGTCCTCGTGCGGACCCGGCGGGACGTTGCTGGCGTGAAGGACGGGATGGAGTCGAATTCCGTCCTGATGAGCGTCGGCCCGCCGGGGAAGCCGGACCTTGTCCTGAAGCACCACCTGATGAGCGTCGCGGACGCGGTCAAGAGTGACCCGGCCAAGAGACACGCCGCCGCCAGAGAGTTCTTCCGGGTCATGGCGGACAGCGTCTCCGAGGCGAGGAAGTCCGGCGTCACGAAGGTCGTGTTCAACGCCGCAGGCCGCGCCTCGCAGCCGGACGGCTTTCGCGGGTACACCATCTGGCCCCGGATGGGGTTTGACGCACCGATCCCCTACAACCTGAAGCAGAAACTGCCGGAAAGCCTCTCGCACGCGAAGACGCTGCTCGACCTGCACTCGACCCGAGAGGGCACGAACTGGTGGCGAGACAACGGCACCGACGTCGACGTCGTCCTCGACCTCGCCGACCGCAGCAGTCCGCAGAACAAGGCCTTCGACGCGTTCGTGCGGAAACTCCTCCGCGAGAGTCGCGAGTTGCCTCTCGGATCCGGTGACGAGTGGCTCTCACCCGAAGACCTTCTCAAGTTGGACGAACTCTGGGACGAGATCGACGATCAGGGCCTGTTCGACGACTACGACGGCGAGTCTCAGGATTTCTCGATTCTCGAAAGTGGAAAGAAGGAGTCACGCTCGTCCGAGTGCGGCCAAGACAACAAGGGCCGATTCTCGAAGGGCAACGACTGTGCGTCCGAGGGCGGCGCACCTCCGGCGTCCGCGTTCGGACCGCCGACAGACTTCACCGAGAGCGACCACGAGTACAAGAAGGATGAACTCCAGAAGCGGCCTCCGTTCAAAGGCGCCGAGAAACTCGAATCTCTGGGGATGCCTGACGAGAAGCAGATGCGGGAGAACCTTACCCGCGAGGGGCTGTCGCTCGACGACGCCGTGACGCTGCTCTCCCCAGCCCGCGATGGCGGGCACATGGTCATCACCGTCGAGAACCCGGACGAGCAACTGTTCGTGCCGCCTCCGCCCGGGACGCCGAGGCCGTTCGTGACGTCGATCGCGGCGAAGGAGATCGACGGCGGTTGGATCAGCAGCGTCACGTCCATGGCGAGGGACAGCGAAGGCCTCATCCTGAACTACGAGGGATTTCTGGCCGACGACTCTGTGCAGGCGAGTTCGACCGTGACGGCCGCTCGCGAGATGATGTCGAGCGTCCTCAAGAGTCTCGATGCCGCCGAGTCGATGGGCGTGGCGAAGGTCGTGCTCAACGCCGCTGGTGACGCGAAGAGCACGGCGTTCAAGGGATACCGCATCTGGCCGAAGTTCGGCTTCGACGGCGTTATCCCGAAGACCGAGAAGTTCATGCCGCTCTACATCCGGCTCAGGAACCAAGACCTGTCGCCGCGTGCTCAGGAGGAGAAGAAGCAGGGGCGGCTGACGATTCAGGCTCTCTACGAGACAAAGTTCGGGCAGCAAATGTGGGAGCGGCACGGCGGCGAACTGGCGATGTCGCTCCGCCCGGGATCGGACACACCCGGATGGCAGCGGTTCAAGAAGATGCAGTCCCGGATCGGTCGTCTGGCCGAGGACCGCAGCCTGACTCTGACGGACGACGTCTTCAGCGAGGAGACGCTCGCGTACCTCGACGAGGTGTGGGCGGCAATCCGTGGCGAAGTGGAGCAACGCGCGGCAGACTGCGGGCGAGACGAAAGCGGCCGGTTCGGATCCGGAAACAAGTGCGCTTCTGCGTCCGGCGAAACGCAGGACGGCAAGTGGGAGATCGAGCCCAATAAGGACGGGACGACATTTCGGATCGACGCCGAACCAGCGACGCACGTTGTTCGCCTGAAGGGCGACGACGGCAAGGTCAAGGCGTTCGTGCTGGGGACAGTCGTTGACGACTCATCGCCGCCGAAGTTCTACGTCGATTACTCTCATGTTGTCGAGAAAGAGCGAGGCAAGGGCGTCTACACGGGACTCCTCAAGTCACTCAGCGATCAGTTCACGGTCGTCTCAGACTCGCCGCCGAATCTGGCCCTTGAAGCAGAGAAGGCGTACAAGAGACTCGGCGCAGAGAAGGATCCCTACAGTGGCGGCTACATCCTTCACAAAAAGCCCACCGGCGACTCCCGGGCCTTCTGCGCAACCGGCGAAGGCGGAGGCGTCGACAATTCGTGCGGAGCCGAACCAGCCGCGACACAGCAGCCACCAGACACACCGGCATTTAAATCGTGGTTCGGAGAGAGCAAGGTAGTCGACGGTGACGGGAAGCCGCTTGTCGTCTATCACGGAACAGCAAAGCCGTTCACCACGTTCGATAAAAAGTTCTCCGCTCAGGGGCTGTTCTGGTTCTCAAGCGACAAAGACAAGATCCTGAGGGGTGAGTCTGGAGCCGTCTCTGGAAAGTCGTTGATTCCAGTATTCCTGTCTGCGAAGAAACTTGCCGGGTGGGACGAGTACGACAAATACACGCTCGGTCAGTTGCGAGATCAGGGATACGACGGCATCAAACTGGATGATGACTACGTTGTGTTCGAGCCGTCGCAGATCAAGTCTGCCGTAAAGAACAGCGGCGGATACAACCCCAAAAGCAAGAGCATTCACCGCGCCTTCTGCCCAACCGGCGACGGCGGCGGCATCGACAACTCGTGCGGCGCCAATCCGAAGATGGCCGCAGACAAGGACAGCGTCGGCAGCGGCTCGACGAAGTGGGGCGGAAAGACTGAGCCGTGGGGCCGTTCGGGCGAGACTGAAATCTGGACACCAGACAAGCCGCTCTTCCCCGGGGCGGAGAATCTTCCCAGCATCAAGATCGAGCGACCCAGTGACATCCGCAGTCGTCTTGAGGACAGTCTCAAGGTCACCATCTCGGACGCCGTCTTGGCGTCCGGCGCCGTGATCGCGACTCCAGACTCCGCGAAGATCACGCAGCCACGGCTGATCATCACGCCGGACATGGCGAGCGACGGCGTTACAGTGGCGTGGACATGCACAGGCGTCGCCACTGGGAAAGGATTCAGCAAGGAAGAGGCCGAGTTCGCCGACCCGAAGGGGTCCGTCGTCCGGGCTGCCGAGGCATCGCGGTCGCTCCGGCGGACGGCGAGCGGAACTGTCCTTCACATGGACGGCTTCTTCATTCACCCGGACTTTCGTGGCAAGGGCATCGCTCTGGAGGCCGTGTCTCGCTCCGTGTCTTCGCCAGTCGTGAGACTTGAGATGTCTGCGGAGCGGTACGATGCCAGCCATCCCAACCGGCACATGACTGGATACAGGGTGTGGCCCCGCTACGGCTACGACGCGAGGATCAGCGACGTGGCCGCTGCCATCCGTGGAGAGATCCCGGCAGAGTTTGCGAAGGCCAAGACTCTTCTCGACATCTACGCAACGCCGGGGGGGCCAGAGTGGTGGGCCGAGAACGGGAAGTCGATCGGGCTCACGTTCGACATGCGACCACGCAGCAGGAGCCGCGAAATTCTGCTACAATTGCAGGACAAATCGCGATCCAAGCGAAGGAGCCTTCCCGTGAGCAAGCCAACGGACCGACTCGGTTCCGACTCCGACTACGACGACTCGATCGACGAGGTGTGGGCCGAGATCCAGCAGAAGGGTCTTTCTGGTCAGTCCCCATCTCAGGAAGACTGGGACCAGTGGGCGAAGGAAGCCAAGGATGGCGATTCCGGAAAAGTACAGCCACATTGATTTCACGCCGCCGTCGGGCGTCCGCCGCGAGGCCGAGTACGGCCTGAAACTCCGTCGTGAGTACGGTCGCGGCGGTACAGCCGTCGGCATCGCCCGCGCACGCGACCTGTCGAACGGCAAGGAGTTGTCTCCGTCGACGCTCCGCCGGATGAAGGCGTACTTCGATCGCCATCAGTCAGACCAGCAGGGCGACGGATTCAATCGCGGCGACAAGGGCTGGCCGTCGAACGGGTACATCGCCGCCAAACTCTGGGGCGGCTTCCAGAGTGGCTACTCGTGGGCGAAGAAGGTCGTCGAACAGATGAACGCCGCCGACGAGGAGAGTCGCAGCCTCCGACCCAAGGGATCGACGTTCGGCATCGAGCCGCGTGTCGTCGTTGTGCATGGGCCTCCGGGCAGCGGCAAGGCCGACTACGTGCGAGAGCACAAGGGCGAGAACGATGTCGTGTTCGAGTTCGACTCGATCATGAGGGCCCTCTCTGGCGGGCCGAAGAACGACAACCTGATCTCTTATTGTCTGGATATTCGGAACCTTATTCTGGAAAAGTCGCTCCGCAAGCCGAAGGTCGACTGCACGTGGGTCATCGCGACGCGAGTGGACGACGATTTCCGGAGGGCTCTCGGAGACGTGCCGGTGCGGTACGTCGAAATGGAGGCCTCGAAAGACGAGTGCCTTCGTCGTGTCTCGGAAGACCCTTCAAGACAGGACGTCTTGGATGAGACGAAGGACGTGATCGAGCGGTATTTCAGCGAAAGGAGTTCGCCCGTGGCCTCGAACGTCGAACGTCGGTATCTCGGTGCGTTCTCCTCCGTCGAGCGGGCCGACCCGCAACTACTCGGCGTCGAGCGTCGGGCTGACCCGGAGACCGGCAAGACGCGGACGTACATCGTCGGGTATGCCGCCAAATTCCAGACGGACAGTTTGCTGCTGGGAGATTTCGTCGAGCGGATCGCACCGTCGGCGTTCGAGATCGTCGAGAAGCGAGAGGACTTCGACGGCAAGCCTCTGGAGACCCGGTGCCTGTTCAACCACAGTCCGGACCATCTCCTCGGCCGCTTCCCGAACACACTGCGAATGTGGGTCGACGAGGTCGGACTTCGGTACGAATGCCTGCTGCCAGAGTCGCGTCAAGATTTGGCTGAACTCATCGAAAGAGGCGATTTGCGTGGCTCAAGTTTCAGTTTCGTGGTCGCCGATGGCGGGGAGCGATGGTCGACCGAGAACGGCCAGTCGATCAGGACCGTGACCCGCATCAAGTCTTTGCTGGATGTTTCCCCAGTCACTTACCCGGCGTACGGCGACGCCACGGTCGCTGTTGCCAAGCGGTCCTACGAACACTTCATCGCCGAGAAGAAGCAGAAGGTCGAGACGCGTTCGTTCGTGAAGGATAAGGCTGCCTCGATCCGTGCCGAGACCGAGAAGTTCCTCGCGGAGCGGCGGGCATTCTGCCCGACTGGCGACGGCGGCGGAGTCGACAACTCGTGCGGCGCTGGTGGAGGTAGCGGTCAGGGCTCCGACGAAAAAGCGGTCTTGCAAAAAAAGGCTGTCACCTCGTCCGGTTCCGCGACCACGGGAGCCGTACTCGGCGCGACTGTCGGGTTGGTCGGAGGCCTCCCGGGGGTGCTTGTCGGGACAGCGACAGGCGCGATTCTCGGCGCAATCATTGACGCGTTCAAAACTTCCAAGCAGAAAGCCAAGAGCGAGTCTTTAAGGAAATCCATCGGCGTGTCGGACAAGCAACTTCAAGGCGTTGCCGACTCTCTCATGGGTGGAGAGAAGGTTGACGTGTCGGTGGCAGACGAGAACACGCTGATGCTCTCTTCAGAGTCATCAGACTGGTACGCGTGGCTGTCGCCTTCGAGTCAGTTTGGCAGCAAAGAGCCGGGCGCTTCTCTGCATGTCGTCCCACCCGGCGCGGACGTTGACGTGCCGTCCATGGAAAAGGCGGCGAATGTCATGGGGGCGAAGTTCGTCTCCGTGGAGGCGTGGAGCGACGGGGACGCCAAAATGCTTGAGTCCAAGGGCTACAAGAGAATTGATGAATCGCCCGGTGGTTTCTCCATAAGCAAGGGCATCTACGAGAAGAAACTCGGAAAGTCCAAGAGGTCGGCCGAAGTCGCGAAAGAAATTCGCACCTTCCTCTCCGAGAGACGCTCCGGCGACTGCGGCCGGGACGACAGTGGCCGGTTCGGCTCCGGCAACGAATGCCAGCAGGACGGCGGCAAGTACATGGAGATGCCGAAGGGCGACAAGTCGAAGGCCCAGAAGTTCATCGACGACGCCCGTGAAGGACAACTCCGACGCGGCGGCAAGGACGGAGGCAAGTCGGACGACGGCGGCGGCGTCCAGACGTGGAGCAAGGGCGACGACTTCCCATGGACCCCAAAGCGTGTCGGCACCGACGAGGGCTACATCCAAGGGACGCATCCGGACGGCAGCACGACGGAGAAGTATCCGTTCAAAGGCGGGAATACCGATGAGGCGTTCCGGCTGATGCGTGAGGAGATCAAGAAGTTCGGCCGGAAGCGGTCGTCCGAGGTCGTCATCGAGACCCTCCGTTTCCTTCGCGAGAGGGCACGATGACAATCTCGCTGTCCACGCAGTGCAGGATCGCGAGCATCTACGCGTTCGCTGAATCCCGCAACTGCGGCACGGGATCGGGCGGTTTCCAGAAGGGAAATACGTGTGCGTCAGGCCTCATCGCGGACGCCACCAAGGGCGCCGTGAAGGGCGCCGCCAGCGGGGCTACGATTGCAGCCGGGGCGCTGTCTCCGACGCCGCAGCACATCGCTGCCGGTGCTGGCGTCGGCGCTGCCGTCGGACTCGTGAAAGGTATCCGCGACAACCGGCTCCGGCCGACGCGGGTGCTCAAGAAGATTGAGTCGATCGGCTCGTCTGAGGAGAAGGTCGCGGCCTTGGTCGAGAAACTCGGCGGCACCCCGAAGTCGTCGGCCGACGTCACCGGAAAGAAACTTGTCCTGACCATCCGGGACAAGGAAGGCAAGAAGTCCTTCCACGTCGAGATGGATGAAGATGAGATCGTCGTCTATCCACGCAAGGCCACGGGGCAACTCAGCGGCTCCGAGATCGAGCGGGTCAAGGAGATTGCCTCCGAGGCCGCTGGCAAGACGGTCGCTGTCGTCGTGAAGGAAAACTCGAAGGCCTACTCAGCAAAACTCGTGAAGAGTGGTTTCAAGGTCGCCGCAAACGCCGCAGGCGAACTGATCGCGTCGACGGTTGTTCCTCCAGTGGCGGACACCGTCGTCGGAGACCTCATCTATGCGGCGAAAAAAGCCAGAGGACGGTAAATGTCTCTGTGTTCTGGGTGCAACTGCACGAAGCCCGGATGCCGTGGGCGGATGACGACTCGTTCGAGTCGCGCCAGCGGCGAGTATCAGATCCGCTATCTCAAGTGCCATCAGTGTGGGACGACGGCGAGGTCAGTGGTCACTGCGAGCAACGCTCGCTCGATCGTTCTCCGTCGAGCGACCACTCAGCCGTAGTGTTGTGTCGCACAACACTGCCCTTCTTCTGGGCTGAGTCCGATTCCCTCTAGTTTGAACCTGTCGCCCGCTTGCGGCGGCTGTTCACAAACCACGCAGGGAAGCAGAACTCATGGAAGCCTCCGCCAAGATCAAGTCTCTCCTCGACGAACTGGCTGCCGTCCTCGCCGAGATGGGCGCCCTTCAGGATGAGATGCCCGCAGAGCGGGAGATGCCCGTCGCCGAGGAGATGAGCGACGAGGAGAAGGAGGAGAAGGGTTACAAGCCCGAAGAGTCCGAGGTCGAGGACACCGAGGCGATGCCGGGTGTCGACGAGGAGGACGAGGAGAAGGAGCGGAAACTCCGCTGCCTCTGCGAGCGGGCCGAGAAACTCCGCGACAAGATCAAGTTCTACGAGGGCGTGGCGGCGAAGGAACTCGAACTCCGCACCGTTCTCGACAAGGCCACTCCGGCTTCGGAAGTGGCGTCCATTCGTCCCGCCACCAAGGAGGCCCGTTCCGTGTCGATCTACCACAACCTGCCGGGTGCTGGTCGCCTGAAGAATTTCCGTGGCGCGAACGCCGAAGAGCGTGCTTACCGTGCCGGTCAGTATTTCCGTGCCACGCTGCTCGGCGACAAGAACGCCGCTCGGTGGTGTGCTGACCACGGCGTCGAGAGCCGTGCCCAGAACGAGGGCGTCAACTCGCAGGGCGGAATTTTCGTGCAGGACGAAGTCCTGAACGAGATCATCGTCTTGGTCGAGGAATACGGTGCGTTCCCGAAGAACGCCCGCAACGTCCAGATGAAGTCTGACACCCTCATCGTCCCCCGCCGGACCGGTGGCCTGAAGGCTTACTTCGTCGGCGAGAACACCAGCGTCACGGACAGTGATGCGTCGTGGGATCGCGTGCAACTCGTCGCCAAGAAGGTGGCGGTCGCCAACCGGATGTCGAGCGAGATTCTGGAGGACAGCGTCCTGAATCTGGCCGACTACATCACGGGCGAGGTGGCTCGCTCGCTGGCCGAGTTGATCGACACCGTGGGCTTCGTGGGCACGGGCTCCGGGGACCACGGCGGCATCATCGGTGCTTGCACGAAGATCGTCGACGGCAACCACAACGCGTCGGTCGTGACGGCTGCCGCCGGTAACACCGGTGCCCAGACGCTCGACGTCGACGACCTGATCGCCGCCGCCGGACGGCTCCCGCTGTTCGCTCGGGCGAATGCTCGCTGGTTCTGCTCGCCCGCCGTCTTCGCGGCCAGCGTGCAGCGGCTCGGCCTCGTGAACAACGTCGGCCTCGCCGGTGGGAACACGGCTGCGAACCTCGCGGCCGGTGCCGAACTGCGGCTGCTTGGCTACCCCGTGGAGTTCGTCCACGTGATGCCCAGCACCGTCGGTGCCGACCCGGGCAAGGTGCTGTTCCTCTTCGGCGACCTGTCGATGGGCTCGATGTACGCGACTCGTCGCGGCCTCACCCTGAAGACCTCGACGGACCGCTACGCGGAACTTGACCAGACCCTGATCGTCGCCACCAGCCGCTTCGACTGCGTCACGCACGACTGCGGCGACAACTCGAAGGCTGGTCCGATCGTGGCCCTCAAGACCGCTGCTTCTTGATAAGTACGGACACTCACACCCACCCCTGACTGGAGAAGACTGAAGATGGCTAATCATCTCGAAGGCACGAAGACCGTTGCGAAGGTGGCGAGCGTCACGACCGACGGCGGCACGTTCACCCACGAGATCGACACCTACGGTGCCGATTACGTGTCGGTCGACGTCGTCTACTCGACGTTCACCGCGACCTCGTCCGCCTACGCCACCCTCAAGGTGCAGCACAGCGACACGAGCGGCAGCGGCCAGACGGACGTGCTGACGACGACTGCGGTGGCTGGTCTCACGACCGGCAACCACGTCGCCCGGTTTAACGTCGACATGCGTGGCAAGAAGCGTTACCTGACGGTCGTTGGCTCTCCCGCCAAGCCCGCCACGGTCTGCTCGGTCGCCCGTCTCTCGAAGATGGAAGACGAGCCGTACAACGCGGCCACCGCTGGCGTGAGCAACTACGTTTCCGGCTGAGTCACGGAAGACTCGTCTGGGCATGGACGCCCAAGCCATTTCACAACCGGAGGGCTTGGAGTCGATGAATGAGAGTTCTGGTCGGGAACGTCGAGCATGACGTCAAGATCGCGGCTGCGATGAGCATGCCGCGACTTGCGTTTACTGACAATTTCTTCTGCACGCTGTCAGCGTTTACGCATCACGGCATCCACGTCACCAAGGGCACGGGCGCCTTCTGGGACCAGACGATGACGCGGATCCTCACCGAACTCTGCAAGGAGGAGGATGGGAACCAGTTCATCGTCACGGCCGACTACGACAGCGTCTACGAGCCCGACTGCCTGACGAGGCTCGTGGCGGCGATGCTGATCAGCGGCGTCGACGCGTTGGCTCCGCTCCAGATGAAGCGTGACGACAAGATGCTGATGTTCACGCCCGCTGGCCTCGGCGGGAAGGGCGCTCAGGAGGTCACGCTCCCGAATGAGTGGTGGGAGGAGCCAGCCCAGCCCGTGGACACGATGCACTTCGGCCTGACCATCCTTCGCGCATCTGCCCTTCGCCGGATGCCGAAGCCGTGGTTCCTTGGGATCCCCAGCGAGGACGGCGACTGGGGCGAGTTCCGAAAAGACCCGGACATCTATTTCTGGCACAAGTGGCGAGAGTGCGGGAACACGATGGCCGTCTGCCCTCAGGTGGCGATCGGCCATGCGGAACTCGTCATCACGTGGCCCGACCAGCGGCTGAAGGCCATCCATCAGTACCCGACGCACTACTGGAATGCCGGAGGCAAGCGTCCTCCGGAGGCGTGGGGTTCAGAGAATCACGCAGAGAGGTCTCGCAAATGTTGAAGGTCAGATTGCTGAAGGACTGGAACTGGAAGAAGGCTGGAGACGTCGTCGACGTCTTCGAGCCGACGGGCAGGAACTGGATTTTGAACGGGATCGCCGAGTCTGTCAGCGAGTCCCGCACTGTTGATGTCGAGCGTGCAGCGGAACCACCGGACGGGGTCGAGCGTGCTGTCGTCTCCGAGAAAAGAAGGATGGCGAAGAGACCGTGAATTACTACGAAGTCGTCAGTCGCGGGAACATGAAGTACCGGTCGATCCGACGGATCACTGATCCGGTCGTCGAGCCGGTGACTGTGGCCGAGGCCAAGGCCCACCTGAGGGTCGACGTCGACTTCACGGACGACGACCTGTACATCCAGAGCCTGATCTCTGCGGCCCGGATGCACGTCGAGACCGTGAGCGACCGGACGCTGATCCGGTCTCAGTGGCAGATCAAGTTCGACGTCTTCCCGTCGTGGGACATCGAACTGCCGCATCCGCCGATCATGCCGGACGCCGTCAGCGTGTCGTACGTGCCGTCGGACGCGGCGTCACAGCCAGTCCCGTTCACGAACTTCCGCACCGACAGAGACTCGACCCCTGCCGTGATCCGGCCCCAGTGGAACGGATCGTGGCCGTCGGCAAGAGGAGCCGAGAACGACGTGACGGTGACGTACTGGTCTGGCTACGGCGACAGCGGTCAGAGCGTTCCGGCACCGGCCCGTCACTGCATTCTGCTGCTCGTCGGGCACTGGTACTCGACCCGAGAGGCCGTCGTGCTGGGCGGCATGAACCCGGTCCCGATGGCCGTCGACATCCTGATGGGCTCGATCAACTGGGGGCAGTACCGGTGATCCGCTCGGGAGACCTGCGAGAGTCGGTGCGGATCGAGTCTCCGACGGAGACCTCGAACGACTTTGGTGAGGCGACCATCACATGGTCTGAGTTCGCGAACCGCAGGGCGGCGATTCGCGGCATGAGGACAGACGAACTGATCGACGCTCAGGGGCCATACACCGTGGCGACCCACGAGGTCGAGTTCCGCTACCTCCCCGGCCTGAAGGCCGACATGCGACTCGTGTGGACGAGCCGCTCACCGGCGAGAGTCTTGGACATCATCTCGATCACTGAGCAAAACAACCGCGAGTCGCAGCGGCTCATCTGCAAGGAACAGGTCTCGTGACGATTGAACTCGAAGGTCTGGACGACGTTCTGGACGCCATTCGGCGAATACCGACCACGCTGGGCACTCGCGTCGTCTTCGAGGACGTCTCTCAGATTTTTGCCGACCGCCTCCGGGCCGCGACGCCGCCGGGGTACAGCGGGAGACTCGGAAAGTCAGTCCTCTGGGAGGCTGATGAGGACGGCGGTCTCGTCGGGTTCGAGGAGGGCGTCGAGACGGCTGGGAATCCTCGTCTGGAGAGCGTCCTTCGGCCGCAGACTCGCGGCAGGAGCGTCCTGCGGTGGGTGTCCGTGGACGAGTTGGAGACCCTGACCGAGGAGGCATTCGACGCCTACGCCAAGGAAGGCGTCCTCTACATGGAAAGGGCTCTGGCCGATGGCATTTCCTGAAAAGTGGCTCCGGTCACGACTCGACTCTGCCACGACCGCTGGCATCTACCCGGTGCTGGCCGTCCAGAACGCGTCCTACCCTCTGGTCGTCTACCGCCGGACAGGTACACGACGCGACCGTGGTCTCACTGGCAACTTCGGAGTCCCGGTCGCCACGTTCTCGGTCTCGGTCGTGGCCGAGACATACACGCAGGTCAAGGAGATCGCCGACGCGATTCGGCTGGCGTGCGACAACTTTACGGGAGACGCCTTGGGGGTGAGGATCATACAGACGGTTCTTGCCTCCGAGTCCGACAACATGGAACGACCGCCGGAAGGACAGGCGAAGCCGCTGTACAGGGTTGATCAGGTTTACGAGGTTCGTTTCCAAGAATCCGTCTAGCGTCCAAGGAGGGACGAAAACATGGCATACGAGTCGTCTCAGGGCATTAAGTTCTCTTTCGCCGGTGTCACGTACACGGCGTCGCAGATTTCGCTCTCGAAGAGCGTGAGTGAGATCGACGTCACGTCGCTTGAGTCAAAGCACGGCTCCTACCGGTCGTACCGTCCGGCTTCGATCCTTGAGGGCGACGAACTCAGCATGGAGTTCATCGGTCTCACCATCCCGATGCAGACCGCCACGGGTGCGATTGCGTGGACGATCGACGGCAGCGGCTCGAACGCGGCCTTCACGACCGGCATCCCGACCGCCGCCCTCTGCACGAGCGCGAGCGTGACGGCGCAGGTCGGCGAACTGATCCGGGGCAACGCGACCTTCCGCCTGTCCCAGAACTGATTGTCTGGATACTCTGACGGATGATCACTCCGCACGGAGCCGTATGCACGTGGGGGACGACGAGGCTGAACATTCAGTCTCTTCGCTTCTCGGCATCGGCTCCTGCGGAGATCGACATCACGGGGATGCAGGCGATTGTCGACACAGACCCGAACTACAGCAATCGCAAGATCGTTCGCAGGCAGGTCGACTACGGCGTCCGCGACCTCGGCGAGGTGACCGTAGAGTTCATCGCAAACACGTCTGTTTTGGGTCTCGATCGGTTCATCGGCACTCGCCGCCAACTGATTTTCACGTCGACGGCCGGTGGCGGCGCCGGATACCTCACCGTCACGTCTCCGTTTGCCTTCCTGACGGCGGCTTCGCTTCAGGCTCAGGTCGGAGACCTCGTGAGGGGGAACTTAACTTTCAAGTTGTCTGATCAGTAGTCTGGTTGTACGGATACGGTTTCTTTTCCCAGTTGATGAGGTAGGCCAATGGCAATGCTTTCCAAGTCGGCAATTCTCTCTGCCGACGACAAGAAGATCATCACCGTCGACGTCCCCGAGTGGGGCGGCAGCGTGGGGATCCGAGTAATGAGCGGCACGGAGCGTGACCGCTTCGAGTCGGAGTTCGTCGGCGGCAACAAGTCCGTCGACATGGTGCGGGCGAAACTCGTCGCCAAGTGCCTGTGCGACGAGGACGGCGACCGTCTCTTCACAGAGCAGGAAATCCCCGCTCTGGGCGAGAAGTCGGCCGCTGTGCTCGACAAACTCTTCACGGCCTGCATGAAGCACAACCGCTTCACGAAGGACGACGTCGAGGAACTGGCGGGAAACTCCTAAACCGCCCACGCAGGCTGTTTGAGTTTCGGCTCGCTCTTGCGCTCGGGCGGTCCCACCGGGAACTGCTTGAGACGGTGGACGCTCGCGAACTCGCAGAGTGGGAGGCATTCTGGAAAATAGAACCTTGGGGAGACGAGTGGCGCCAAACCGCTCGCCTCGCCACGGCTCTATGCACGGCATGGGGCGCAAAGCGGCTCGAAGAAGAGATGCTGATGCCCTCCCACCGGAAGCCTGTCCAGACGCAAGAGCAGATGCTGGCGGAGTTGATGAAACTCTCTCGGCACGCCGGAGGCCAGTAACCGATGGCGACTATCGGCCGCATCTCCGTTGCATTTGGCGTCGACCTTGGCGAACTGAACAAGGGCATCGACAAGGCGATTGACCGCTTCGACGAGATCACGAAATCGGTTGAGTCGCTGTCGGACACTCTGGACGACCTCTCTGGCAAGGTGATCGAAATAGCGGTCCGCGCCGACACTTCGGCTGCGGAGCGAGCGCTCAAGTCCGTCGCCGACGTCGACGATCTGGCGACCGAGATCAAAGTGACCGCTGCTGTCGACACTTCCGATGTCACAGACGCCAGAAAGAAGGTGCGTCAGGAGTCCAAGGAGATCGAGTCAGCGTCTCCGAAGGTCAAGGTTCGCGTTGACTCCAATTTCCTGTCCGGCTTCTACAAGTCTCTAGCGTCGCAGGTGAAGGAGGCGTCCGAGGGCGTTGTTGAGTTCGGGGAGGAGGCCGGATCGGCATTCAAGTCGGTCGGCTCCGCAGCCAATGCCATCGGTGACGTTGTCGACGGTACAGCCACGTCTATCGACGGGCTTGTCACGGCTGCTGGCAGAGCCAATGTCGCGTACGGGAAGTACCGCGAGGTCGTTGACGCTGCCGTCGGTGCGACGAGCGGATTCATCGTCGCCGCCGGTGGTCTTCGCAGCATTGTGCTGGCAACAGGCGGAAGCATGGCGGCAGCCGCCAAGGTCGGCGGTGCCTTGGCTGGCACTCTCGCAGCCGGTGCAGCCGGTGCAGTGACGTATGCAGCGGTGATGGGCGTCGCAAGAGTCGCAACCGCCGGACTAAGCGAGGAGGCGCGTGGATATGCAAACGCGGCGGCATCGGTTGTCGCCGCGACGGCCGCTGCAACTGTGTCGGCCGTCTCGCTTGGGGCTGTGTCTAAGACAGTTGCCTCCGCCATCTGGAGTTCCAGTTCCGCATCGGAAGCACTTTCCAAGACGTTGTCGGCATTGGGTGGTGCCGCAGCGTCCGCAGGACGCTCACTGGTGCAGAACTTCGCATCCGTGGCTGCCGCATTTGCTGCCGTCAACGTGGCGTCTGGGAAGTTCTCGGAGGCCATGCAGCGAATTGGGGCCGAGGCCGAGTCGACCCGCAACATGTCAGAGCGGTTCGGCACGTCTGTCGAGCAGATGCAGGTGCTCGGGTTTGCGGCTGACGCGGCTGGCGTCTCCATGGGGCAACTCGCCAAGGCACAGCAGGCGTTCTACACGAGCGTCGGAAAGATCAAGATAGGACAGTTGAACACCGAGACGACGAAGGAGGCGAAACTCGCCTTCGACAAACTCGGCATCAGCCTCGAAGACATCCGGAACAAGAGTCCTCAGGAAATCTTCGCGATCGTCGGTGATGAACTGAACAAGGTGACTGACGCATCCGAGAGGACCGCCATCGCCTTCGACTTGTTCGGAAAGCAGGGAGGCAACATCCTCCCGGCCCTGCGGGGCCTCAAGGATGCGTCCGCTGACGCCGCGAGGCTCGGGACGGTGATGAGCAAGTCGAACTTCCGAATGTTCGAGGGCGTCGATCAGTCGTTCGACAGGCTCAAAGAGGCATCCAAGAACCTCTCGTCGACGATGCTCGTGGCGTTCGCTCCGCTTCAGACCGGCTTCAACAATCTCATGGCCGAGATCAAGGGCGGGCTCGCTGCTGCATTGGAACCCATGCGAAGCCTGTTCGCAGCCGCCACCGTGCCTTTGCAGGTGATGCTGGAGGTTGTCGGAAGGCTGATCAATATCTTCCTGCGGCTCGTCGGTGTCGTCGCAAAGTTTGCAACAGCGGCATCCAATGCCCCCGCCATCGCGGTCGCGTGGTCGGCTCTTGGTGACGTCGTCAAGGCCGTTCTCGTTCCGTTTGAGGAGGTGGTTTCCGTTCTGGAAAAGATCGCCTCTGTGTTCATGGACGCCGTCACCCCAGCGGTCGACGGGGCGACGTCGGTGTTCGACAAACTGGTCTTCGCCGTCAAGACGTTCGCCGCCACGGTTGTCACGGCCGGTGTCGCGTCTGCTGTCATGCAGTCTTTCGGGATGCAGGCTGGCGTCGCGTTCTCGACGTTTGCCAAGGGGTTGTTGTCAGTGGATTTTGCAGCATGGGGCAAGACCGTGCTGTCAACACTACGTCTGATTACTGTCGGAGTCGCCCAGACGGCAATCACGGCGGTCAAGAACTTCACGCTGATGGGGATCTCGGCCATCGCGAACTTCGTGACCCCGGCCGTCACGGGGGTAGCGACGTTCATTGCCAGCATTACCGGCGCATCGGCCGCATCGCTGATCGCAGCGACCGGAATGGCAGCGGCATGGGCGATTGCATCGCTCGGGCTGACGCTCCTCATCTCTGGAGCCATCGCCGTCTACCAGAACTTCGATGAGTTGGCTGACTACTTCGCCAACTTTGGCGAGAACGTCAAGAAACTGTTCACGTTTGAGGGCGCCGCCGACGCCGCGAAGGCTGTTGCTGGCGCGATCTGGAACGCATTCAAGTCTATCCTCGGCGGCATCGGTGGATTCATCGGGGCCATCATCGCGAAGATCACAGGCGCCTTTCAGTCTATCGAGCCACCTCCAGCCATCGACGCCGCCAAGGCAAGCGCGGAAGAGATCGTCAAACAGCGGCAGCGGACCGCACAGGCGAAGTTTGATCAGACGCGAACCGTTCAGGTGCAGTTCGACGCCATGGGGCTCGGCGCCGCTGCTCCGGAGCCAGTCAAGCCTCCGACGGAAGACTACGACGCGATGGCGCAGTCCATCAAGGACGGCCGCTCGCAGTTAGCAGCGTTGTCGTTTGAGGCGGCGAGATTCGGCGACAAGGGGAAGACGGCAGCACTGGAGGCGCAGAAGAATTTCAACAAACTGCTCGACAGCCTGTCGAAGGGCGAGATCAGTCCACAGAAATTCGAGGAGTCTGCGAAGAAGATTCAGAAGAGCCTCCGCGAGAACATCGCGATCGAGGACGTGATCTCTCCAGAGGAAGTCCAGCAGTTTCTCTCCACGCTGCAAGATGCGTCGAAGCAGGCTGCGAAGGCGGTCCGAGACATCTCGGCAGGGACCGTCGTGGAGGGCAAGTTCTTCCCGACGTCGGACTCCATCAAGCGACAGGCTGACGAGTTCAAGGCTGAGTACGACGCGAGGCTGCGTGAGATCGCCCGCATGGCGAGTGAGGGCGCGTTCGGCGAGGGCGATCAGGGCAAGCAGAACATGCTTGCCGCGCAAGAGGACGCCGCTAGGCAGTTCCAGCGAAACATGGACACCGTCAGCAGGGACATGTCCTTCGCCGACAACATCCGTAAAGAATTGGAGACGGCGTTCCTGTCTCCGGTCGAGCAGTTCCAGAAGGAACTCGACAAGATTCGCAGCAACAAGAGTCTGCAAGGTCCGGAGAGAACTCTGGCGGAGCAGAATCTCCGGCGTCAGGCCCGAGAGAATCTCGTCGGCAAGAGCGCATCCCAGCAGTTCCAAGATCGACAGCGAGACCTGAATCAGGGCTCCCAGCAGGGGCTGATCTCGCCCGAGGAACTGTCCGTCGAGTTGCAGAAGAACGCGAACACGCTCGCTCAGGCACTCGGCATTCCGGTCAAGCCGTCGTCGGAACTGGACATCGCCCTTGCCAACTTGCAGACGGCCGTCGAGGACGGCTCGATCTCTATGCAGGCGTTTGTCGACGGCACGAAGGCTGCGAGAGATAAGTTCCTCGCGTCGCTCGGGATCAGCAAGAGGCCGGAAGACACGGATCGCGAGCGGCTCCGTGGGCTTCAGGAGAACGCTGGCAGGCTGTCGCAGGACGAGTTGGCCCGTGGCAGGCGGGAACTCGAAGCGAGCATTATCGGCGAATCGTCCGCAGACAGGTTTGCAGCCCAGCGTCAGCGGATTGAGTCCGGCATTCAGTCCGGGGCTGTCAGTCGGGGGCGAGGCGAGGCAGCCCTTCGTTCGCTCGACGTCGAGCAAAAACAGGCGGCTGGGCTCAAGCCGTCCGCCGTGCAGTTGCTCGCCGTCAGCGTTGACAAGGTCAATGATGCGTTTGGAGTCTCTGGGAGAACGCTTTCTCAGATACAGGCCACACTGTCGCCTGAGCAGTTCGAGTCGTATCAAGAGGCCGTGTCAGACGCGAGGGACTCGTTCTTGCAGTCCATCGGAATCGCCACCGACCCGATGTCCGAGTTCTCGGATCTGATGGACGATATGAACGAGGCCTTGCAGCAAGGCATCATTACTCAGGAAGAGTTCGCGAAGGGTGCGGCTGACCAGAGAAAGAAGTTGGCCGACTCGCTGGGGATTCGCGAAGACCCGTCGATCAAGTTGACGAAGGACATTCAGGAACTGGAAAAACTTCGCAAGGAAACTCGCGACAAGATCGACCCGCTCACAGGAAGGCCGGTCATCGACCCGGCTACCGGCAAGCCAGTGCAAGAGCGGGTCTTTACAGATGCCCAGATTGATCGGGCCATTCAGGACAAGCGAGACGCGGCTCTCCCGGGAACGGTTGACAGGACTGTCCGAAACTTTGTTGACGATTCACAGACGCTCGACAGGGCTCAGTTTGGTCGCACCCAGCGTGAGATGGCCGCTGAGGCCAACAGAATCCGATCTGGTCAACTTGATTTTGGCGACCTTAAAAGGATGGGAGAACTCATGCTTCAGGGGCTCAACCCGAAGCAGGTACAGGCTCAACTTGTCCGCGAAGTAGGCATGAGCAAGTCGCAGAAAGAAATTGGGGACATTGTCAGAAACGCTCGCTCAGAAGGTCGCCAACTCACCGGCGAAGAGCGTCAAAAGATCGCGACTCTCCGCCAGCAAGACTCCGAGTTCGCAGAGCGTCGACTTTCTCTTCAGGCAGACCTTCAGGATCAATTGAAGGCCGAGTTCGGCCCGGACCGCCGCGTGACGCAGGGGTCAGACATTCGCAGCAAGGAAGGCGTCGACACATTCTTCAGGCTCGTGCAGGGGCAGGACAACCCGTCACTCAAGGCCCAACTGGAATCCGCGAGGACGCTGCGGAACATCTATCAGGCGCTCTCTGAGCCTGAGTCCGCCCCAGTCGTGGCCCAACTCGCAGCGAGGTAGTCATGGCAATCGTCGACTGGAGAGAGATGTATCGCGGTCGGGGCCGTCAGGCGCAGTTCGGCGACGTGCCGGTCTACACGCGGATCTTCCTTGTCCGCGTCGACGACATGAACACGCCTCTGCAAGACATCTCTGCGGCTCCAAATATCGCGTGGCTGGCTCCGCACCCGGAAAATCCGAATGCACTCCTGATCGACTCGTCCGTCCAGCAGGACGGCGAGAGCCCGTTCCACTACAAACTGACGTTCACGTACAAGAGCGGCGAGGACATTTTTGCGTCTCCGTTCGATCGCCCTGACCAGTTCTCGTTCTCTGGATCTCTGGCGTCGGCACCTGCGTTCTGGCACTACTCCGGCAGCGACAACGTGACGAAGCAGATCATCGTCAACTCTGCTGGAGACCCGATCGGCGGTCTCGACCGCGACGAGGGTGAGTTCATGGTGACAATCACCGGGAACCGCCCAGAGCCTTTCCCGTTTGTATTGGCACAGCAGTACGTCGGCGCTATCAACTCCGATACGTGGAGTGGAGGCGCTCCGAAGACGTGGAAGTGCATGAGCATTACAGGAAATCGCAAAATCGAAGAAGTCGCTGGCACAAAGTACGTATACTGGGAGGTGAACACGAGCCTCGCCTTTCGCGGGACGACGTGGGACTTGCAGACGTGGGACGTCGGGTTCAACGAACTTGTCGGAGGACAGCGGAGAAAGATCAAGGACTCGAACAATGAGCCTGTCAGCGAGCCCGCTGCTCTGAACCCGAACGGAACCGCCAAGACTCCAGGGACGCCTCCCAACATCAAGGTGTTCCGCATCTACCCGATGCTTCCTTTCAACGGCGCCTTTCCAGTTATCCCGGGAACAACTCCGTGAGTTTCGGGCCGACGCCAAACAGTCGCGGTGCCGGGAACTCGGGCGAGCAACTCGTCCAGTTTCGCCTCTCCGACGCGCAGCGGATCAGCAACGCTGTGACTTGGGTTGAAAGCCACCGCAGGGACAGGAAGCCGAGTTGGCTCCCAAGGGCGGCAGGGTCGAGTGTCGCCGCGACGGACAACGGCATCTACCTCGGCACGTTCACCGGACCATGGGCAAAAGGCGGGACTAAGAACGTGTACGTCGGCACAGCCTCGTATTCGGTCGTGAACCACTTTGCCACCGTCGACCTGTCTGGCAAGTGCGCGTTTGCGAGGATTGTGAACGGAGGCTCGTACATTCTCATCGCTGCGGAGTGCCAGTAGTGGAGCCGCTGAGTCTCGTCGTATGGGCCGTCTTCCTGTATTCACTGAGCATGTTTCCGCTGGGAATCATGCTCGGCTCTACATGCTGCCACTGTGACAATCGTGTCGAGTGCTTTTCACCGACACACAGATGCTTCCGCACACTGAGGACGTACCCGGACGGAAGGAAGACGGCGTCCAGCACGGTCGACTACGTGCATTTCGGGCACTCGTATCTGAACGGACTCTCGTACAGCACTCCTTCAGTCAGTTACGGCACGTCAGCCAATCCGCGCTTGCCATACTCGGCTGGAGTGTTTTCCTCTCACGAGTCTTTTCAGTTCCAGTATTCCTTCAGGGTCCGGTACGCCCACCAACTGAGCCGAGATGAGTCTGCGACAATCACGCCCGCACTCGCCGTTCGTGGGAACGCCCACCTCGTCAGCGGCCAGTGTACAATCGGCCCGATCATCACCGCTCCCGTTTCGCTCGCGAAGAGCCCGTCGATCGTCATGCACGGGTGGGACTTCCCGCTGCTGGACTATACGTCTGAGATTTGGCTTGACTACGTATCAACAACTGGCGGTGCGAGATTTTACCAGAGCAACCTGCGAGAATGGAAAAAGTACGCTGCATGGTCAAGGCACGCTGTCGTGTCGCACGCTGTCGTGGGATTGGAACTTATTGGGGACGGCGTCGCGGCTGCGGCTACGGCAGAGCAAATTAGATCGCTCTTGCAGATTCAGGTGGACGCCGACGGGTCGTACGCTTATTCGGCCACGATACCGGCCGGGATGTTTGACTACACGGCAGGCTACGGGGCGGTGAAGTGGACCGTTCGCGTAAGCCATGGGACCGCCTTCCATGATGAGATCGTTGGGGCTGACGTATGGAGTCTCGCCGCCCCAGACCCCTCTGCCCCTGCGCCGCCCCTCCTGACGTCTGGCGTTCATATCCAGCCTCCTTCAGCAAGCAACGAGGCTCCACCGACGAGTTACTTTGACGAAGTCACGGGGACGCTCCATGTCTGGCCCGCCACGCGATCCGACGTCGAGGTCGAACACGGACCGTTCACTTTTGCAGGATCACAGTCGCAGTTGGTTGTGGTGCAATCAATCACGGCGACGTCGTACACGGTCTCTCCAAACCCCATGGGGTGGACTACGAACAGCAGCGGAAAGATTATCAACCCGTCGTCGACGGTGGCGGTTGTGACAGAGATTCAGGGTTCCGTGACTTTTCCGCAGGGCGCGTACTTCCACAGGCCGATTGCGAACCTGTTCGACATGACCCCGTGCTACACGCGGGATACCTCGGCGGTCGCCGCGTACATGGCCGGAGAAGCAGGCCTCGTGTACTCGGTAGTCCAGTACGGGGAGCAGCGAGATGAGGAGTACAGACTCGACGCAGACAATCCGCTGTGCGGTCTCCCGCTGACGCACCTCCCAGCCTCGCTGCTGCCAGAGTCCGTGACGGTCACGAGGACCGACGGCGAGCCTCTCTATGAAACAGTGTGCGACGACTGCCCGTCGACGGTTTCCATGAAGCGTACGAACAACGAGGTGTATTTCTACCCGGCGGCCGACATCCACAATACTGGTAGCGGCCGGAACCGCACGTATGCAGGCGGGAATACGTGGTATTACTACTACGGCTACTTGGGCGACCACGCCGCGACGCCGTTCGCCATCTCGCTGGCTGAGGTTGTCGGTCACACGGACGCGGTTGCTTATCTAGACTCGTTCTACGCTGATACCGTCGATGTCTCGCTCTGGCTTTCGACGGCAGACACTTCCGTCGCCGTGACGGCCGAAATCGGCGGCGAAGACTTCCCGGAAGGCTTCGACACCCCTCTAGTCAAACACGTCACGGAGCACGAGGCGACGCCAAGGACGATCGCCGTTCACGGGCATAAGGGAGTGTACCCGCACTCCAGTTACAAGGTTGAAGTCGAAATCTCGGACGTCGAAGTCGTGACGGCGTGGGAGGACACGTCCTACGCACAGGACTACGACGTCAACCGGTACTGGGTTGTGAACGGCAGGGTAACAACGGAGCCATCGCCGGGATGGCCTTCGTACGACCAACTTGACTACATCACTGGCTCCTACCCAAACCAGCCGCAGTTCGATCTCCCGAACGACAAGAAGGACGAGATCATCGACGCCATCAAGGCTCTCGATCCTTTCGTCGACGAAGCGTTCCTCAGCGACAGCGGCCAGTACAACTTCTACTCCCCGTCCCAGACCATCGCGATCTCGTGGCGGTACGACGGTGCCGATGGCGGTCAAACGCTCTACCGGCGACTAAAGTGCGACGGTACTTTTCTGACGGAGCCGTCCATCGGACGCACCCCCGGCCTCACCCTCTCCGAACCGCCGCCGCAGCCGTCCGGGGGCGGGCACATCTACAGGTTCTCGTCGGCGTGGGGCTCGACGCAGTATTACCTTTGGACTACCGGGCATCCGAACCATATCAATTTGATCGACAACATCCCCGATCCGCCGGAAGAGATTCCGGCGGAGAGCCGATCGTTCCCGTACATCAACTACTCGGGCGCGTACGGAAGCACTTTTGTGCTTCCGACGCTCGTCGTCCCCCTACCGCCAAACGACGAAGACACGTACGAGATTGCGTTCTACCAGTGCCTCAGCACGCTCACGAGCGACAGCGATCCTCCGAAGGAGCCGTACACGCTCCAGTGGATCAACTGGAACCCTCCGCAGCCGACCGTCAACGGTCAGGTGACTGTTCCCGGGTCGCCATTGCAGTCGCAGGGGATCTACCTACTCAAGATCACGCTGTCCGTGGCGGTCACGAAGGGCGATCCTCCGGCGGATTCATGCGGCATTTCCGTGGCGGTCGGCAAGCCGGAGACATCTGTCGACGAGCCGCTTTCTAAAGAGGACGTGACGTTCACGTTCAGCACAGACTGCACGCTGCCATCGACGTTTCGCGGCCACGTCTGGCCTCACGCAGGCGTCCCGCATTCCTACTACTGGAACTACTATTGGAACCAGTGGGGCACGTTCCTGACTGGCAAGCAAGACGGCCACGTTCTCCACCTGACCAACAATGACCCGGACGGAACTGTCGATGATCCAGCCGATCAGGCCACCGGAAGGACGCCTTACTACACGCACCCATTCTCCCCCGTGAACGTCGGCGAGACTCTCTACCCGTACGCCGACTCAACGTCGTTTCGTCCGGCCATTCGCGAGGGTGAGTGGCAGGGGCACATTTACGTGCAGGGCGAGCAGCACGACGACCTGACGTACGCCTACCAGTTCACGTCTATGCCTTACGTCGATCGCTGCGAGACAAACAAGGCGAACTGGAAAAACATGCTCGGGCGTTCGACGCTTCGCCAGTGGATTGAGGCCCCTTATGGAGACGACACTCTTGCCGGGACGAGGAGCGTCCAGTCCCGCGACGCCGAGTTCACAGTTGTCGGGTACTTTGCGCCAGAAGAAAAAGTCCGCATTGGGTACATTTCTCACAAGCAGTATGGCGTCCCGTCTTCCTACGCAGGAACGGAAACGTACCCAGAGTCTGGCTGGTACTCAGCGTCCCGGTACGCGCAGACGTTTTTCTACTACTACATCGACGACACAAATCGTCTCTTCCCTCCCGGGATGATGGCTGTGGCTGGTGAGGCCACGTGCGACGCCGACGGAAAGTTTACGTACACATTCAGCAGCACCTCCGTCAGCGGCGACCTGAGCCTGTATTTCCAGCCAGTGAATCCGCAGACCGGCCGAGGCCTGCTTGAGTACGTCCGATCTAAGGCGTCTCTGGACGACTGCAAGGAGCGGTGGGACGGCATCGCGAGTGTCTACGTCGTGCGGTCTATTCCGCAGCCAGTCCTGTCGCCAATCGCATCTTGGTATGGCGGCAGCCCGCCGCTGTCGGAGCACGCGGTCTCGGGCGGATACGTCGTGCGGCCTTCCGCCGCAGTCAATCTCGAACTCAGTAGTGTGGTCAAAGAGTCGTCGGTTGCCACTGGCTTTCGACTCATCAACGCCGCGACGGGGCAAGTTTTTTTAGATCACGGGCCGGGGTATTTCGGCGACGGGGCGTTCGCGACGGGTATCGTATCGCCAGCCCAGATGCAGGTCGTTTTTTCGGGCAAGGCAAAACACGGGGATGTCATTCAGATAGCCGCGATTGTGTTTGATGACCTCGGCAACGAATCTCCCCCCGCGACCCTGAGCGGCCTGATCCGGCTTGACGGCGTGGCCCCAGCCGTCACCGGCCTCGCGGTGAACGGCATCCCTGCGGATGGCACGGTGATTCTCAATGATGTCAGCACTCAGTCTCCGGTCGTGGTGTCCGGATTCACTGAGCCGGGGTGCAAAGTCTCGATCGGAACGTCGGCTGAGACTGCCGGGGACACTGTGACCTCGGCAGGCACGGTTACTGTCTCGTCTGTGACTGGCGACGGGGCTTTTGCTCTTAGCACGCAAGTGTTCTCTTCGCTTTCGCTCGGAGACGCGATGGGGCGAACGCTCTTTGTGACCGATGTTGCGAAGAACTTCACTCAGCGATCGGTCTCCGTGTGGAACCGGCTTCCTGTTGTCGTGTCAGCGACCATCTCCGGCGGGTCTCTCGAATGCAAGTTGAATTATGTTCAAAAGAATGCAACGGCGTCATTCACGTTCTTGCGGAGCGACGGCGCGTCATCTCCTGTGCTCACGCCCGCCATCGAAGGAGAGACTGGAGAGGTGATAGCAACATTCGTTGACACTGGTTTTTCGGTAGACTTTACATACGGCGTTCAGATCAGCGTCGTGCTTCCAAACGGGCAGTCCGTCTTCTCGGAGCAACGCAATGTGGTGCCAGCCTGACGGCGAGGATGGGCCGTGCCAGAGGTGCGGGCGAAGGGTCACGCCGAAAGGCAGCCGCCAGAGGTGCGTGACCGAGGCAGACCGTGCCAAGACGATCCACAAGATGATGCACGGCCACCGCATCAAGGTTCCGTCTCCACGCATCGGGGACAAGGTCGGCGCCGCCCTTGCCGCCGTCGGGATCACCGAAGATCGGGTGAAGAAACTCTTCCGGGTCAAGGACTGTGGGTGCTCTGATAGGAAGAAGTCGCTGAATGACGTCTCCGAGGAACTGGCGTTCCGGACCGAGGTCGTCCTCAATCGGGCCCTCGACTTCTTCCTCGGAGACATGGTGAGCGAGGAGGCGGAGCGGATGGCTCGCAAACTCACCGAGAGACTCGACCGACGACAGGAGTCACGCCAGCCATGACCGAGGATCATCACTTCCGAGTCAACGGTGGAGAGCGGTGGCTCTGGCGGTACTCTTCGCTCAAGGGAAACGCGGTAGGTTGGACAGAATGGAACAAGAAAAAAGTTCTCATTCACAACAAACTGAAGAAGAGTAGAACAAGGCTGGAGACCGAGTTGCACGAGGGGCTGCACATGACCCTCGGCCAGACCATCAGCGAGGAAGCCGTCACGTCGTCGGCGCACGACCTTGCCAAGATTTTGTGGGCCCTTGGATACAGGATTCAGGAGTGAAGAAAAAGGATTTTGCTTCGCTGGTCGACATGCACATCGAGTTCCGGTCGACCGGGTACAGGTCATGGTTTGATTCGCTCGACGAGGACGCCAAGTCGCAGTTGTCGGCGATCAAGGACCGTTTCCGCAGCGGTGGCTACGGAGACGCGAGCAAGGCGGCTGTCGCGAGGGCGGTAGCATCAGCGGCGAAGGAACAAGGATGGAAAACCGCAGGCATACAGGCGGTGATCGCATGGCTCGGAAAATAGCGGACGCGGTCGACGGATTCCTGTCCGTCGAGTCGCAGGTTGAGATCGCGAGACTCAAGTCTCAGGTGGCGTCACTGCGGTCGCAGTACAAATCGGCCATCGCGGCCGTGTCTGCCGAACGGGACAGGGCCGACTCTCTGGCGTCGCTGGCTGGCATCAAGCCACGGCGGTCGACGAGGGCGTCATCCCGGAAATCGCCCAGTGACGCAACGGCGATCGTTCTCCTCTCAGACTGGCACGTCGAGGAGCGAGTGCCCAGCGAGTCCGTCATGGGGAAGAACTTCTTCACGCTCGACGTAGCGGACAGGCGGATCGCCGAACTGTCGGACCGCATGGAGACGCTCATCACGCACGAGCGTCATCTTGCCAAGATCGACCGGATCGTGATCGCCGCGATTGGGGACTTCATCTCGAACATGATCCATGAGGATCAGGCCGAGATGGCTCAACTTCCGCCACTGGCGGCGACGCGGTGGGCTGGCGAGAGGCTCCGTGGAATCATCGACCGTGCCGCCGGTCTCGCCGACGAGGTGATCGTGGTGACCGCCGTCGGCAATCACGGGAGGACGACCCCCAAGCAGCGGATGGGGGCAACAGAGCAGGAGATGTCGTACGAGCAGAACCTGTACGAGATGATGGCCGCGTACGAGCCGAACGACAACGTCACGTGGCAGATCGGTCGCGGCTACCTGAATGTCGTCGATCTTGATGGGTTTAAAGTCGCCTTCCATCACGGGCACGCGATCAGCGGCAACATCCACATCGGCGCGACGAAGGCCATCGCCCAGTGGCAGCGATCCAACCCAGTCGATTTCCACTGCTTCGGCCACCACCACCAGTTCTCGTACTGCCGTGGAAAATACATGTCCAACGGCAGCCTGATCGGCTATAACGCGTACGCCCTGCGATGCCGTTGCGAATACGAGCCCCCGTGTCAATCGCTCGCGGTGGTCTGCCACCGACGCAACGAGGTGACGAGGGCGATCCCAATCTTTTGCGACCGAGACCTACAGGAGAAGGACCGATGCCAGCGGAAGGCTTCATCACGAACATCGAAGCGACGAACCAGTCCATCCGGGAGATCGTCGAGGCGAGAAACAAAAAGCGGTACTGTTGTACGGATACGGTGACTCTGGAGAACTCGGCGAACCAGACGGTCACGTCCTTCCCTGACGAACTCGACGGCGACGGCGACGACGACTACCTGAACATCGACACGGCGAACCCGCTGCCCGGTGCGTTCGCCGTGGGTGGGTCGCCGGAGTTTCTGCAAATCCTCGACGAGATCCGTGCCCTGCACATCGCGAAGAGCAAGGACTACGGCGTCGACGAAGACCCACTCGCCAACATCCGTGCCGGGGCCGACCTGATTGGCATCGACGACTGGAAGGCCTGCCTCATCAGGATCGCTGACAAGGTCACGAGGCTGAGGACGTTCTGCCACAAGGGCTACGTCCAGTTCGACGGAATCGACGACACACTGAAAGACCTCGCAGCCTATTCCGTGTTAGCCCTAGTTTTCTATCGTGCAAAACACCAACCTTGAGAGGCTCCGCCTCGCGTACCTGTTTGCACGGCAGCGGTCCGACGACCCGGACACCCAGAACGGTGCCGTGCTCGTGTCCGCCGACGGTCACATGGCCTACGGTGCGAACCGGCTCCCGTCCGGCGTGTGCAGGCGAGACGACAGGCTCGTGAGGCCAACAAAGTACGTGTTCCTCGAACACGCCGAGAGAGACGCAATCTTCTCGGCAGCGGCCACCGGCGTCCGAACACGCGGGGCCACCCTCTACTGCCCGTGGTTCGCATGCCCGGACTGTGCGAGGGCGATCATTCAGGCTGGCGTGGCCGAGGTCGTCGGCCACGAGAGGCCGTTCTCGCTGACACCAGACAGGTGGATTGATTCGATCGAAATCGCCCGCATGATGCTCGACGAGGCGGGGGTGCTTCAGACCATAATCGGAGGAGACGTCGGCGTCTCGATCCGGTTCGACGGACGCGACGTCGTCATGTAGCACACCTGCGGGGCGGGAGCGGCTCGCCGACCTCGCCTACCCCGGCGAGTCGCCCCCCGCAGGCTTGTGCAGAGGGGGCAGAACGTGCGACGGCGGCGTCCCCAGTTCCGTATACCGGGGATCGAGGTATGCCCTCGTGATCTTGGGGCTGCTGTGATCGAGCAGTTGGGTTGGATTGCCACCGGCGGCAGCGTAAAAACTCGCGGCGCAGCGTCTCAGTTGGTGGAATTTCGCCCGCCGTCCCCCGGGCAGCCCAGCCGCCTCGACGATGTCTCCAAACTTGCTCCAGAGGTACGTCCAGTTTCGGTCCCAGCGAAAAATCTTGTCGTCCGGTGAATGCCCACGGCAGAGGTAGTTGACGAGGTCGCAGGTGTCGCTCGTCAGCGTGTACATCCGGTCTCGCTTCCCGCCTTTGCGGTGCTCCGCCCTCACGAGGAGCCGAGGGCTCTGCCAGTCGCCGACGGTCGTCCCCATGATGGCGGAGATCCTCTCAGCCGACTCGTAGAGCGTTGAGATCAACGCCCGCCAAAAAATCCCTGCCGGTGCGTCCCCGATGATCCCCGGCGTCGCCCCCGCGACCGAGATCAGGTGCCTGAGTTGGTCGGCGCTCCAGACACTGGGGATTCGCTCAGGAAGCCGAGAGGCGGGGGGGACGCACGGGCGGCTGTCGACGATGCGTCTGTCGCTGGCGAACCGCCAGAGGCTGACGATCTGGTTCCTCTCCCGCTCTGCCGTGTATGGCGAGCGGACACTCGCCCGTGCAGAGAGGAATCGGGCCAGTTGCAGGTCGTCCAAGTCTCGCTCGACCTCGGCAGGACGGCCGAGGAACTTGTCGTACGACCGCAAGGTGCAGCGGTACAGGCGAGTCGTGTTCGGCGACTTGCCACGGAGCCGAAGGGGGCTGAAGTAGTCCTCGAAGAGTTCGCTGAGTTTCATCTAAGTGCATCTCCAGTGCTGTAGGGGGAGTATGCACATCCGTGTGAGGTAGTCGTCCTGAGTCAGGGGGGTAATCAAATTTTTTTCTTCTCGCCACACCTCGCGGTGGCCGCACAATCCATACCTGCGTAACGCCCGCCAGTTTTACGAGGTCGGGCGTTACGCACGGTTGGTCAACGAGACTTGCTTGGCGACCGTCTCCTGCCCTTGTGGTCGCCCTTCACGATTGTCCTGATGTCCTCTCCGAGGGCCATCGCTGAAAACTCAACGTCGCGGCGGTCACGAATCCCGGTGGCCTCGCAGTAAATGTGATACGGCAAGACCTCGTGAACGATCGTGCGGACAGCGGGGTCGCTGATGCGGCCGATTCTCCGCACGATGAGCGACGTGATCCGCTCGATGTCCTTGTTGATGTCACCGGTCAGCGGCTCAGGCTGCACGGATTTGACGTCATCCCAAAACGGTTTCATCTGACTCTTCCTCCTGTAGTGACTGCGCCGGTCCGGCAATCGTTCCGGCTGCCCACAAGAATGGCACCCCCGCCATTCGACTGTCAAACGTAAAACCAGCCGCCCCTGTCCGGCGGCTGGTTTTTAGGATCGAAGTACGGACAGTAGGAGCGGGAAAATGGCGTACTACAGGCCCATTTCGGTGAACGAGGCGGCTGATGTTGCTGGGTTGTCGGTGTCGTCGATTCTGAAGCGGATTCGGACCGGACAGGCTGTGTGCGTGAGCCTCAGCAACAAGGGCTGGATGCTGTGCCGAGAGCAAATGGCTGGACAGCCGTACTCGGACGCGGCGTTCCTCCGGCTCTGCCGCCGGTACGTGTCCGTGCCCGAGGCGTGCCGGATCGTAAAGAAGACGGACGCCAGCGTGATCCGAGACTTGAAAAGCGGAAAACTCTCCGGGTTTAGGCTCAACGAGAAGGCGTGGGCCGTCGACCGCGCCTCAGCAGAGAGGGACATCGCCGAGTATCTCGCCTCCGGCGGCGAGGGGCGGCTGGGCAGGAAGCGAAACCTGCACGCGGAACACCACCCGACGCGGCTGAAACGTAGACGAGCCGTTGACCGCAAGAAAAAGCGAACTACAATTGCAACGAGGTAACGATTGTGGAAATCCTGACGACCGTCGAAGCGTCGATCCTGTACGAGACGTCCCCCTCCTCGATCTCCCGCGCCGCCCGCAAGGCTGGCGTGGGGGTCAGGAGGGCGGACGGTCGCCTCGTCGGCATTAGTCGCAACGACCTCAAGAAGATCGAGAAACTGCTGCGGTACAAGGCCGGAAACCCGAACTGGAGCAAGAAGGGTCATGCATAAGGTCTTCTACTCGCCGCAGTATTGCGCCGCCTCGTACGCGTTCGACACGACCCGCAAGGCGTCGTGGATCGCCGAGAGCCTCGCCACGAGCCCCGTCGACGGCGTCGTCGTCTGCGAGCCGCAGCCGGTGTCGGTCGAGACGGTCGCCGAGACCCACAGCCGTGAGTACGTCGACGCCATCGCCACCGGCTCGCCGTGGAGTCTGGCGTCCTCGCAGGGGTTCCGGTGGTGCGAGGGCCTGCTGCCGTCCGTCCTGTCGAGCACGGGAGGCGTAGTCGAGGCCGTCCGGGCGGCACTGTCCGACGGGATCGCCGGGTCGCTGTCGAGCGGCATGCACCACGCCCGCCGCGAGGCTGGTCTGGGGTTCTGCACGTTCAACGGTCTGGTCATCGCCGCCAAAGTGTCCGGCTGCCGGAACGTCCTCATCCTCGACGCGGACGCCCATGGCGGCGGCGGCACCCAGTCTCTTATTTCCGGAGATGTACGGATACGACAACTCGACCTCGTGGTCGACCCGTTCGACGTCCACGGCGAGTCGATCGTGATCGAGAAGCGGGAGGACTACCTGCCTGCACTCGTGTGCTCGCTCGATCTGGTCAAGACTCCTGACCTCGTCATCTACAACGCCGGGATGGACGTCTTCGAGCAGGACTGCGGATTCCTGACCGTCCAAGACATCGCCGCCCGGGAGTCGTTCGTCTTCCAGTGGTGCCACGAGCGTGGCGTCCCGATCGCATACGTGATGGCGGGCGGGTACACGGGCCAAACGACCCGCGAGAGGCTCGTGGCCCTGCACCGCTGCACGATCAGGGCAGCGTCTCATTACTCGAACCTCAGGAGGGCGGCAGCATGAACGCAATTCGCGTGATTCATCCGTACTGGTGGGAAGGTTCGCTCGTGTTCGACGACGAAGACGTCGGACTCCGAAGGGAGCCGTTCGTGGCCGGGGCGGACGTCGTTCTGGGCCTGCTGGCGTCGAAGGTCGACGGCTGCACGTCCGGGTTCTGCCTGCGGTTCTCGGACCAGCCTTTCCCCGGCTACCAGTCCGTGATGGAGTGGGTGCGTCCCGAGTTCGACGGCAACTGGTACTCGTGCGAGGTCGACGGCGTGAAGTTCGACGGCTGGCTGTGCCCTGCCCTCGGCAAGTATTTCGACTCGGCCCCTGCCCGCATCTATCTGGAAATCTCCCGCAGCAAGAAGTCGATCGCGGACATCTGGGGGATCACGCGAGGCGAGAGGGACAACTACTCGTGAGCAAGCCACGCAAGTTCGAGTCGAAGGAGATTCAGGCGAGGGGCGAGTGCCTCGTCGCCGACGGTGTCCGCGTCGTCGACATGAGACTGGATGTCTACGACGACGCGGCGTCGGTCCGGGAACTCACGCGGTTCGCGGACTGGATCAACAGGGCAACGCAATGGATGGCGGAAGGCAATGAGATGGATCCCGCTCTCTGAACGAGAGCCCCCTGAGTCTCGCGTGCTGGTCGCACGCAAGATGCCGAACGGGAACGAGTACATCGACGTGATGGTATGGATACCTGAGCCCGGGAGCGGCCTCCCGCCGCTGCCCAGCAAACTGCACGTCACGCACTGGATGCCGTTGCCGGAGTACCCAAACACATGAAAGACATCCTGCAAGTTCTGCGAGACCTCCTAAAGCACCGCACGGAAGACATCGGCTGCTATGAGTTCGTCCTTGAGTCGTGGATCGAGTCTGCCGCCAACGAGATCGAGCGGCTGCGGAAGGTCGACCACGAGTTCCAGAAAAAACTGATGGACGGCGTGACGGACGTGTTCACCGGGAGACGGTGGATTCCGGTCAGCGAGCGGCTGCCACAAAGAGAGGGCGACTATGTCCTTGTCAGCAACGGCGAGACCGTCGGGCTTGCGCACTATTCGCCCGCAATGGGTGGCATGTGGCGCCACGCAATTGGTAGGGATGGGTGGGAGATTACCCACTGGATGCCACTGCCCGAGCCGCCGGAGGTGACGTGATGCAAAAATTCTTCGCGTGGTCAGCCGTGATCGCCATCAAGACGTGCATCGTCTACGTCGCGATCGTCTACGGACTCGGCATTCAGCCGCGATCGTGGCTGGTAATCTGCGCGGCGTGGCTGGCGAGTGCGACGCTAGCGGAGATGTTTCTGATGATGCGGGATGAGGAGAAGCGGCGATGACGTTCGATCTTGGTTTCCTCACGCTGCATCTCACGCTCACGGGCCAGAGCGACCCGTGGTACGGGCCGTTTGTTGTCGGGATTCCGCTTGGTCTGCTTGGCGTGTTTGTCTACTACTCGTTTTTTGACAGGTGACGCGATGGGTCTTACGCTAGACGACATTCGCAAGCAACGGGCCATGCTTGAGCGTTGCGATGAAATTCGCGAGGCGAAGCAGCAGCAGTCTGAGCGGCAGCGGCTACGCGACCACTTCGCCGCTGCGGCTTTGGCTGGGCTGTTGGCTGCGCCGACTGACAAGGATCGCTCAATGGACTACTGGGCGCGGCTGGCCTACGAGGCCGCCGACGCCATGCTCCGCGAGCGTGCCAGATCATATGAGCAAATCGACGAAAATCGTGGAGTTTTCAATACGAATCTAGACGCCACGCCGGTGGCGAGAGCCCAATTGTCCAGCGGCGATCATGCGTCGTCTGGAGGCGGCAGCGACCGGAACGATAAACCGGCACCGCGACCCGCTGTGGGCACCGGCGACATTCCAGATTCCAGAACGCGAGACATCGTCACGCGGCTGCGAAAATGGTGCCACGCCGTGGACGCCGAGTCTGCGCAAGACTTGATGGACGAGGCGGCGACAGAGATTGAGCGTCTGCGGATCAGGAGTCACGAACGCGAGGCCATCGCAGCAGCGGCAGAGTCGGTGAAATTCGATGACGATAGCAACTGGACGACGCTGCACGAATTGCTGGAGCGGACGAAGTGAAATGAGCGACTACCAGATGACATGGGAACTGTCGCATGAGATCAAGCGACTGAAACAGGAGTGCGCCAGCCTGCGACTCACAAAATCAGAGCGATTTGTCTTGCAGGAGGTGCGAGACATCTACGCCGACGAGGACGATGTGAAGTGCAACGAGATAGCGGCGGTCATCGACGGGCTGCTGGAGCGGACGAAGTGATGTTATCCGAAGCCGAGATTGACGCTCTGGAATATGTCGTGGAGGAAGGCCGCATCGCCTGCATGGAGGACTACGGCATCCTGCGGTCGCTGCTTTGCAGGGTGCGGCCGGAGTGGAAGACGGTGAAAAGCGAAGAAAGCGAGCGATGAAAGCGTTTCTGTTCGGTGCATATGTCGGGCTGACGGCGATGTGCGGCTATCTGCTGCACCGCATCTCGGTCGTTTCGCACCGCGTGGATATGGTCATCATGGTGCAGCAAGGCACGAGCCATCAGTTGCGCGATCAGACAGAGTCGCTTATTCAGCATGAAACGCGACTCGACCAGTTGTGGGAGAAGGTGACCGGCGAGCCGCTGTTCAAAAAGTGACCGTAGACTCGCTTGCCATGCGCAGGACGAGATCGCCCGTCGCAGGCAGGCCACGCTGCGGCGGGTGTAATTCAAAGGAGGAATAAGTCATGGACATCGTTGACCAGCTTCGTTCGCTGCCAGAGCCGCAGTGCAGGCCATGCAAGGCTGCGGCCGACGAGATAGAGCGGCTGCGAAATCAAGCCGAAAGCATGCGAGCGGTCATTTCCGCCGACCACCACCGGGCAGCGCCTGTCAGCGACCGCGAGATCAGGGAGTCCCACAGGCGGCTGATGGCGATGGGCGGCGTGCCGGGCAGGATATGGGAGGAATAGTCGATGTGGATTTCAGTAAGCGAAGACTTGCCAGATAAAAACACGGACGTTCTTGTTACTGACGGGAAGCGCTGTGACGTTGCTTCGTTTGTGGAGGGCTATATAGACGAGGTGCCACTACAGGAATGGGACGGAACGCCCATTGTGCCGACACACTGGATGCGGCTGCCAAAGCCGCCAAAAGGAAAAGGAAAATGAAGCGAAACATTGGGGCCGAACTGGCCGCTCGCATGACGCATGTGAACGAGATGCTCGCCAACGGCGAAAGCGTTGAGGCTATCAACCGGGCCGACGTTGATAGCCCGCAGCCTTTCATCGCCGCATACGCGGTGTACCTCAACGGCGTCTACGACTCTTCATACGGCCCTGACGCGATTGACGAGGCGATGGAGATCGCCGCCGACTGCAACGGCGAGGTTATTCCGCTGTACCGTACACCGCAGACGCACGCTACACCGAGCGAGGGTAGCGTGCAGAGTGAGGGCACAGTCGGCCCTGCTCCCGCCGAATGCTCACGCTCAGAGCGTGGGTCTGCTAGGCCCAGCGCCGACAGCGTAGGCGGGGCGGGGCCGACCAGTATGGCCGACATCGTCTACGAGTCTGCTGAGAATCTTCGCGCCGTGCGGGAGACGTTCGACCAGTGGTCGCGGGCGACCGCCAGCGTGCTGTATCGGGCGGCAAGGCACATTGAGATTCTGGAGGACGCGACGTGAGGGTGAAGTTGGAAGAATGGAAGCCGCCTCCGAAAACGAAAATCCAGAGTTGGTTTGCATTCTGGCCTGTGACAATAGGTCTTGAGTGTCGGTGGCTGGAGATGGTGGCGGTTGAACGAGAGAGGTGGGAGTGGATTTCTGATGGCACCAACACCACCTACTACTGGTATCGAAACGTGAGATTCCTAGACCCAGAGAGGGAGGTGGCGTGATGGCATCTGACGACATTGTTATTCGTCTCCGCGAGCAAAGCGACGACGACAGTAGCCCTGAGACGCTGTGCTTGTACGCGGCAGACGAGATTGAGCGTCTGCGGTCACGGTGGATTCCTGTGGCAGAACGGCTGCCGGAAGAGGGCGTCATGGTTTTGGGATACGACAAGCAAGACGGCGTAACGCTGACGATCAACGCTGGAGTGTCAAAAAGCGGCCACAGGATTTGGTTTGGATGCAGCCCAGACGCCGGGGAGTACGAGGACGCAAAACGATACAGCGACCCGACGCATTGGATGCCGTTACCAGAACCGCCAGAGGTGCGACGATGACTGACAACAGAAACCCCGCCGCATGGCTCGCCGTCGCCGCCGATGGCAGCGAAAACTCTGCCGTTTACGCGCTCAAGGAGCAGGCAGACGCAGCCGCCAGAGCGTGGGGGTGGATGATCGTCCCGCTTTATCCGTTTCCTGCACTGTGGCCGGAGGACGAGATCGCCATTGAAGCGGCGTGGGAGCGAACTGGCCTTGAGCCCACATGGCCCGCTGACGAGCCGCAGACAGGCGTCCGGTGCGCGAATGCGATGGCGGACGAGATTACTAGGCTGAGGCTCACAATTGCTGAGCATGAGGCGTTGAGGCATCTTTGCCACCACGCCAAGTGGTGCGACCAATGCGATGATTTAGATGCCGCAGAGGCATCGACAGTTGAAGGGTTTTTGAGGAGGCTGAGCGAACGCCATGAATGACTCGCCGCCGCTGATATACGGCTGGACTTTAATTGCTGTTGTGCTTGGGCCAGTAGCGATTCTTGCGTTGGTTGCTTTTTTTGTAGAACGAAAAAACGCGCAGCGCATGCGGCGTGGCTAGCTGACCGATGAGGAACGGGAGGCTTTGATTGCAGCGATTCGCCTGCTTGAGCATTCGACTCTCGGCAGTGCAGATAGGACGCGGATTGGGCTTCTGTCGATTTACAGATCGTTGATGGAGTCCAATGGGCGTGCTCGCAGTCGGCCGCAGCCCACGCTCACCGCTGAGGAGCGGGAGGCGATTGAGCGGGCCTCTCGGAACGGATGGGCATGTGACGGCGTAACGCTGCGGATGCTGCTGGAGCGGCTGGGCTAAGAAAACCGGAGAACGCCGACATGAGAATCATCGGGCTTGAACGGTTCCTTGCCATGCCAGAGGGCACCGTGTTTGCGAAGTACCGGCCGCAACTGTTTGGCGAGTTGTGCATCAAGGGAGAGTCGATACACGGTGCGAACGACTTCACGTTTTGGCCTCTGTGGGACATTGAGGCCGGAAACTCCGATGAGCACTACGAGCAACTCGCCGCCGCAGAGACGCAGGAAGCAGACATCCCGATCGACCTGCGGTGCGAGCAGCGGGACGGGTTCTTTGAGGCGGGCCAGTTGTTCGCGGTGTTTAGTAAGGACGAGGTGCGGCTCATTGCGGGATCGATGCTGGAGAGACTGAAATGAACGACATCGTAGACCGACTCCGCACTGGAGCAGAGACTCGCCGCGTCTTGCGGGACGCAATCAATCCGCAGATGTACACACCTCACATTGATCTCATGGACGAGGCGGCAAACGAGATCGAACGGCTCCGGCTCACCGCAGCCGAGCGGGAGTCAATTGACGTCGCCGTTGAATACGTCGGATCGGCGTACGCGGTGGAGCGGCATGCGGAAGTGCTGCGCGATTTGCTGGAGCGGACGAAATGAAACGAGCCCTCATCACCGGCATCACAGGACAGGACGGCTCCTACCTCGCCGAGTTCTTGCTCGCGAAAGGCTACGAGGTTCACGGCGTCGTCCGCCGGTCGAGCAACTTCGGGACGTCTCGGATCGACCACCTCTACGACCGACTGAGGCTCCACTACGGCGACGTCTGCGACGGCACGTCGATGTCTCGTGTCGTCAGGAGCGTCGCCCCGGACGAGGTCTACAACCTCGCCGCCCAGTCTCACGTGAAGGTGTCCTTCGATCAGCCCGTCTACACGGCGGACGCCTCTGGGGTCGGCACCCTGCGAATGCTGGAGGCCGTCAGGGACGGTCAGGAGTCGTGCGGCAAGCAGATCCGGTTCTATCAGGCGTCGAGTTCGGAGATGTACGGCAAGGTCGTCGAGACGCCGCAGACCGAGTCCACGCCGTTCTACCCACGGTCGCCCTACGGCTGCGCCAAGGTCTACAGCCACTGGATCACGGTGAACTACCGCGAGAGTTACGGATTGCACGCCTCGTGCGGCATTCTCTTTAACCACGAAAGCCCACGACGTGGAGAGACGTTCGTCACCCGGAAGATCACCCGCGCCGCGACGCGGATCAAACTCGGGCTCCAGAGCAAACTCCACCTCGGCAACCTGTCGGCCAAGCGGGACTGGGGATTCGCTGGCGACTACGTCGAGGCCATGTGGCTGATGCTCCAGCAAGACTCACCGGACGACTACGTCATCGCCACCGGCGAGACGCACACCGTTCAAGAATTTTGCCTCAAGGTTTTTGACCGCCTCGACCTGAACGCGGACGACCACGTCGTCGTCGATCCTCGCTACTACCGCCCTGCCGAGGTCGATCTGCTGCTTGGATCCGCCGCCAAGGCCAAGTCTCGTCTGGGGTGGTCTCCACGGACATCGTTCGACGGTCTGGTCGACATGATGGTCACGTCCGACCTGCTGCTGGCAGGGCGTGAAAAGATCATTGACGTGTCGGGTAGTACGGATATGCTGACTCCCCGTCAGTAGCGAAGGACACGGTTACTTCACTGCAAATGAAAGAAACACCGTGTCCGCCTGTTCTCTGGCGTTCAAATTCCGGCGTAGTGAAGGCTGCGGGTACTTCTTAGGGAGAGTTTGACCGCACGCCGCCTGTTCTCGCCGGTTCTTTTCACGAAGGGAGTCGTCAATGCGGGTCAACATCAGCCAGCGTCCGACCGTCACCACGCACGAGGGGGCCCCGGCACGAAGGCTCACCGTCGAGCAGCAACTCCGCCGCTCCGTGATGTCGTGCCTTCTCTGGGAGGACACGTTCTACGAGGACGGCACGTCGATCGCCGAACGCATCGCCTCTCTCTGCGAGGCCGTCAAGCCAGAGACGATCGCGGCTCTAGCGGTCGAGGCCCGCTCGCAGCACCACCTGAGGCACGTTCCACTGCTGCTTCTCAAGGCTCTCGTGGGCTACGGATCCGGCAAGATGGTCGCCGACGCCAGCGAGGCGACGATCCAGAGGGCTGACGAACTGGCGGAGTTCCTCGCGATCTACTGGAAGGACGGACGGAAGCCGCTGTCGAACCCGATGAAAAAGGGCCTCGCCCGTGCCTTCCGGAAGTTCTCGCCGTACCAACTGTCCAAATACAACCGCGACGGTGCCGTGAAACTCAGGGACGTCCTCTTCCTCTGCCACGCCAAGCCGAAGGACGCCGA